CGTATATGAACACGAGATAGGGTTTGATTACGGTAACGCTACGCCGTTTGCAGAGTCAGGCCCGATCATGATGTCGACGGGCGATCAGGTAATGTCAGCGGTAGAGCTAATACCCGACGAGCGAACGCAGGGGGATGTGCAGGCGAAATTTAAGACTCGGCTATACCCAAATGGCGCAGAGTCAGAGCATGGCCCGTACAGCCTCTCAAACCCGACGTCAGTGCGGTTTACTGGCAGGCAGGTCAGGGTAAGGGTAGAGGGACAACGTCTCGCAGACTGGCGTGTAGGCATCAATAGGCTTGATGTAATCAATGGTGGCAGACGGTGACTGAATATATCCCAACGCCGTCGGGCGATGCGTGGCAAACATGGGCGAGACGATTGTCTGTGTATCTCGGCACTATTCGTAGTCTGCTAGCCCACAGAACTGCTAGTGAGTCGGCTACTGAAGACGGCATTTTGATGTGGGACGCAACAGCTGGCTACCCTGTAATCAGCGACAACAATGCCTTCCGGCAAATAGTCGTAGAGGGCGGTCATGGCCATTTCATTCGAGCCGCTAGCCAAACAGCGGCGGCGGCAGACACGGCATATTCAATTACTTACGACGCGCCTACTGGGAACTACAACGTAGACCGTGATGGGTCAAACCCAGAGCGTATTGTCGTAACAGAAAATGGCGATTATCTAGTCACCCTCACGGCAGAGCTAAAAAACGCATCAGCAAGCGACGTTACGTTTTATCTGTGGCCTGCAATAAACGGCACAAACGAAGCTAATAGCCGCATAACTACCGTATTGCATAATAATGGCTCTACGGTAGTAGTGTCTCGCGCATACATATTAACCATGACGGCTAATCAATATTTAGAAATAAAATTTGCGGTTAGTAGCACCAGCGGCACACTGAACGGCAACAGTGCGAATAGTTTTGCGCCTGCAAGCCCAGCTAGCACATTAAGCGTGGCGAGGCTCCACGCGTGAACATGGCTACGTCAGAGCAAGATCGCATAGGTGTGCAGATTGCGCGCTGTAGACCGTGGATTGAAGCGGCGCTTGCGTATGGCGGGGACACGCACGATTATGAGCATGTGGCCTATGGTATACTGGAAGGCGCAATGCAATTATGGCCAGCAGAAGATGGTTGCCTCGTAACAGAATTATTGCAGTACCCAAAAAAGAAAGTGCTACACATTTTTTTAGCAGGGGGAAAATTGCGGACACTCACCGATATGCATGATGACGTTATTGCTTGGGCAAAAGCGCAAGGTTGTTCGGCCTTAACGTTGTCTGGGCGAAAAGGGTGGGTGCGCGCATTAGAGTCGTTTGATTGGAAGCCAACATTAATCACGTTAAGCAAAGAGATTTGATATGTCAGGTGGAAAGGGCGGTAGCTCAACAACCAAGGTCGAAATTCCAGAATGGATGGAAAAAGAGGCCAAGCTCAATCTGAAAGAAGGCCGTGAGGTTGCGCAAATTGGCACAGTCCCATATTACGGACCTGACATTGCCGCGTTCAATGACGCGCAAGTAGCCGCCCGCCAAAACGTCAATGACATGGCAAGTGCGTTTGGAATGCAGGGTGCTGGTGAATTTCAGATGCCGGACGTAGTAGAGGTTGACGGGGTGCGAGGGTATAGCTCCGCGCCGCTCTATGAGCAGGCATTAGCAGAGCTAGAAACCAGAAGGCCGGGGCAGTACAAGGCAATCACAGACAGATTTATCGACCCCGTAGGCGACGGAGAAATAGGAATTACAGATTTTTCAAATATGACGCCGGAAGAATTAGCCCAGTATTACAGCAGATTTGGCTTCCGTGGTGGGTTTCCGGTTTAGGAGATAGCAATGTCAGGTGGAGGAGCATCAACGCCAAACGCCGCAGGCGGCACTAAAGGCGGTGCACAGGTAGTAAACACCGGCCAACCAAGCCGTACTAGGATGATGGCTCCTGTACCTACAGCGGGTGGTCAGGGTCCAGCGTCTGGCCCTGAGTCAATGTTTAATAATGTGCTAACAAACATACCGACGGCACCACAGGGGCCACCTGCGGTACCAATGATGGGCGGCGGTCAGCCGATCCCAACAGGCGGCGCGGGCGGCGCAAAAGGCGGCGGCAATGTAGCAAACCCCACGACTGGGCAATCCTACGCAGATGTAGTAAGGGCTGGTGGCGGCGGAATTAACCCTAACGGCATGTTCACGGGGGGCAACACAAGCGCGGCGGCAGGAGCAGACCCAGCCACTGCACCGTCTGCCCCTGTAATCCCCGATCTGAACATGGCAACTGCAACGGCGAGTGCGCCCGGTTTATTTAATTACTTAGCTGGCAATTTTTCTAATGGGACAACGCCAACAGCTGATGGAGTAGCAACGCCCGTAGCAGGCTCTGCAACGCTTGGTGGCGTGCCTACTACGCCGCAACCAACCGGAGGCGCGGCTACGACTGATCCCACCACAGGCGCGGTTGTAACACCGCCTGCTAACGGCGCTACGCCTTCAGGCCCAGAGGCGTTGTTCAACAACACGCTTGCAACCGTAGAGGCCACAACGAACCCAACACCTGTTACCGAAACGCCAGAACCTCGTTTCAACCTAGTGCAGTCATCAGCTGATGCAATACAAAATGCAACCCAAGGCACTCAAGGGCTTTTAGGTTTCAGTGCTGACCAAATTAGCTCAGGAGCCGCAGGGTCACAAGGTTATGACGCGGTTGCCACTAGCGCAGAACAAGCCGGATCACAGGGCTATGGCGCAAATACGGTAGGCAGTCAGGGGTACAACATAGAGCGCGCTGGCAGTCAGGGCTATGACGCACGAGAGGTTGGCTCACAAGGATACGACGCTAGGGGCTACACGGCTTCAGAAGCTGGCTCACAAGGTTATGACGCGATAGCTAATGCGGCGGCAGAAAGGGCGCGGTCACAAGGCTATGGCGCGGAAAGAATAGCTGGTGTAGGACCGGTTAGGGCAGAGCGCATACAAGGCGTAGACCCTATAGTTGCAGAACGCGCTAGATCGGGCCAGATAGCAGATACCGATCTATCACGTTATACCAACCCGTTCGAAAACCAAGTAGTACAGCAGTCATTGTCCGACTTAGAGCGTGCGCGGCAAATGCAACAAAACGTGCAGGGCGCACAGGCACAGGCCGCTGGCGCTTTTGGTGGGTCGAGGCAAGCAATTGCAGAAGCAGAAACAAATAGAGCGTTTGCTGAACAAGCCGCGCGCACCGCGTCTGGATTGCGGCAGGCTGGGTTCACGCAGGCGCAACAGGCGGCACAGTCTGACATAGCCTCTAGGCTACAGGCTGATCTAGCAAATCAGCGTTCAGCGTTGCAGGCTGGAACTACGACCGCACAGTTAGGCCAGCAGGCGCAAATAGCTAACCAAACAGCAGGGTTGCAGGCAGACACCACAACCGCGCAACTAGGCCAACAAGCGCAAGCCTTAAACCAAGCGGCGGCTAACCAAGCGTCGCAATTTACGGCTGGTGCGGCTAACCAAGCGGCGTTGCAAAATGCACAATTAGGAACACAAGCAATACTTGCTAATCAGGCGGCGAGAAACCGAGCAGCAGAGTTTACTTCACAAGCGGCTAACACAGCCGCGCTACAAAATGCGGCGGCACGTAATGCGGCGATGCAATTTAGTGCGCAAGCTCAGAATCAGGCGTCTCAGTTTGGTGCAGATGCGGCCAACAGAGCGCAACTGGCGAATCAAGCGGCGGTCAATCAGGCGGCTCAGTTCGGCGCTCAAGCGGCAAATGTTGCTGGCTTACAGAACGCGGCGGCTCAAAATCAGGCATCACAATTTGGCGCTCAGGCCGCTAATACCGCAGGGCTTGCAAATCAAGCCGCTCTCAACCAAGCGGCTCAGTTTGGTGCGCAAGCGGCTAATGTCGCGGCTCTACAAAATGCTCAACTCGGTACGCAAGCGAATCTCGCGAATCAAGCCGCGCAGAATCAGGCCGCTCAGTTTACAGCAGGCGCGGCTAACCAAGCGTCTCTGGCAAATCAGGCGGCGGCAATGCAAGCGGCAATTGCAAATCAAAATGCTCAGTTACAGAGTGCGAATCTTAACCTCGCGGCGGCTGGGCAACTTGGTAACTTCGGTGCGCAACAGTTTGACATGGCTAACCAGATCAACCAGTCGGTTGCTCAACAAGGCGCATTAGAGCAAGCCGCGCAACAAGCTATCATTGATGCCGCAAGAGGCCAATACGGTCAGTTTACGGGCTCGCCCGCACAGGCATTGCAAATTGCTCTCGGGGCTTTCGCGGGCTCGCAAACAGGACAGCAAACGCAAACCACTAGCAGACAGCCCGGTCTGTTTGACTATCTGACCTTGGGGGCAAGCATCATATGATGTTCGCAAATAATCTTATTCCGGTGAACCCAGCCACTCAGTTTGAGTACGGGGAAACTGTTAGGTCTACAAACCCACAACCTTTAGCCGCGCCTGCAAATGGAGGGCTTTTAGAGCTACTGGCCCAAGCTGGGTTAGCTGGCATGGATAAAGAAGATATGGACCGGATGAAAAAATCTGGCATGGACCCTTTTAATCCAGCAGATCGCAAACGATACGAGCAGGCTATGGGGTCATTATCAGGCCGTATTGGCAACTTGGGTGACCGCATCGCTAACGTCCCGCAACGAATCATGGATGGTGGGAAAGAGGCTAAAGACAAGATTACTAGCTTGTTCGATTTATTCGGGGGCAAAAACTAATGTCTGCAAGCGCGACTTTTCCGCAGGGACAGAGACAAATGCCTGCGCCGATAGAAAACAGAAGCGTAGGTCGAGATAGTTTTGGGCGACCGGTAATGGCCGACCCTACGCAAAAGCCCGCAGATTACGTTAGGCCAATGGGCTTTGGTGAGCGACTCACTGGCATTCTCGGCGGCATTGGTCGCGGCGTTAATGATTATTTAGCAGACGATGAAAAACGTGCCAGATTAGTAATGGCGTTAAACAGTATGCGCATGGAGCCAGACAGAGGCCTTTCATACGCATATGGCCGACAACTAGAAAACGCGCAAGCATTACGCGCGGATACCCAATCAGCTAATCGTACCGCGCAATTTTTAGCGTCGCAGGGCCGAGATGATTTGGCTCAATTAGTTTTAACAACGCCCGGCGCGTGGAAAACAGCGTTGAGTGAATTTTATGCATCAGCCAATAAAGAAACATTTAGGGACTTAACGCCGGACGAAATTGACGCTATGGGGCTCCCCGCTGGTACGTTTGCGCAAGTTAGTAGTACAACTGGGCAAATAAAAATACCAGATAACCAAAGAGGGCTACAAGGCACAACTAAGCAAAGAGATTACGAAACTGCCAAAACAGGTGGGTATGAAGGTTCTTTTGTAGATTTCCTAAAACTAGGTCAGGACGGGAAAACAACAGACCAACGGAATTATGAGTTTGCGCAATCTGAGAAGGGTGGCGGCTATACGGGAACATTCCAAGACTTCTTGTCACTACAAAATCAAGATAAGCCGCTGACTGATAGCCAAGCACAGTCTACTACGTACTATGGCAGAACCCTGATGGCGCATAGAGAGCTGTTAAGGCCGCAAGCAGATGGCCGCACTTTGGATTTCATGGGTACTGAATACGACCAAGTTATGATGGATGAGATACTTGGCCGTCTGGCTAACCCAGTGCTAGACCCTGCATATAGGCTTTATTCCAATGCCAAGAGAACATTCATTAACTCGACACTACGCCGTGAATCGGGAGCCGCTATTTCAGCCAATGAATTCGTTAGTGCTAATTTGCAATATTTCCCACAGCCGGGCGATTCTGCGGCGGAGGTGGAGGCCAAGCGCAAAAACAGAGAGGAAACAATTAAAGGGTTCCGCATTGGCGCGGGCAGAGGCGCTGACCAATTGAAAATACAGCCGCAATTATTGGGCAATATGATTTCGCTACCTAATGGCAGAACGGTGATGTTCAAGGATGCCGAAACAGCGAAAAACGCCTTTGATGAAATGATGGTCGAGGCACAAAAATGACATATGAAGAAATAGCCGCAAAATATGGTGGTACGGAAGTTACAGCCGCAGATGCGCTAGGGCCACGAGACGAGCAAAGTGCGAAAAGTTATGTAGGCGAAACTATTTCTAATATCCCTAGCTCGGCATACCGTATGGGCGAGGGTATCGTGACAGCGTTGGCTAACCCAATAGACACTGCTATGACTGTCGTTGACCTTGGTGCAGGCGTACTACAAAACGTATTGCCAGAGGCGGTGGTGCAATTTATCGGGGAGGATAAGGACAGCAGAGAGCTAGCAAACAAAGTCGGCCAAATGCTAGTAGATCGGTACGGCAGTGTTGACGACGTGAAAGAAACTATTAAAACAGACCCTGTAGGTGTAATGGGTGATGTTGCTACTGTTCTAGGCGTTGGTGCGGTGACGGCTCCAGCAAAAGTAGCAGGACCACTGCGCAAAGCGACGGAGATGGTAGACCCTGTAAGCCTCGCCACCAAAACAGCTACCGGTACTCTCAATACAGCGAAAGAAGCTATCAAAGGTTACTCGGGTGTCACCACTGGGGTAGGTCGTAGGCCTCTAGAAGAGGCTTTCGCGGCAGGGGCAGAAGGCGGTTCGCGCCAGCAAACCTTCAGAGAGAACATCACAGGAGTTGGCAACCAAACAGCCGTTTTAGACATGGCAAAAACTGCGTTAGGCAATCTGCGGGCACAGAGAGCAAAAGATTATCTCGCGGGCATTGAGCAGGTAGGGCAAAGCGTTGAGACGATAGACATGTCGCCTATTTTGTCTGTTATCAAAGAGTCACAAGAAAGGGGTAGGTTTGGCGACCAAGTAATTGATGCAGGCGTAGAGGCCGCTGTGACGTCTGCCCGTAGTAAAATTAGACAATGGGCAGAGCTAGACCCCGCCCAATACCATACTGCGTTAGGGATGGATGCATTGAAGCGCAGTATTGGCGCGCAACTAGATGCGTTAAAAAACAACCAAAACGCCTATGGTGCAGTTAAAGACATTTATGATGCGATTGGTGGCGAAATTAGAAAACAAGCACCGCAGTACGATGCGGTAATGAAAGAATACAGTGAGATGACAAACCTCATTCAAGAAATGGAGCGCACGTTGTCACTCAACCCTCAAGCATCGGTTGACACCGCCATGCGCAAACTCCAATCTCTTATGCGTGATAACGTGCAAACAAATTATGGCCAGCGCGTAAAATTAGGCGACCAGTTAGCCGAGGCGGGCGCACAGGATATGATGGCTGGCTTGGCTGGACAAACACTAAGCGAGGTAGCGCCACGAGGTATTGCGCGCGCTCCAGCAGGCGGAGTCCCCGCCGCTTTGGCATACAGCGGCAATATTCCAGCGGCGGCAGGCGCGGCTGTAGCGGCAAGCCCTAGGGTTGCTGGCGAAATTGCAAATTTAACAGGGCAGGCTGTAGGCGGTGCTCAACGCGCACTGCAAAAAGCGTCTGACGCAGTGCCAACAACCATACCAGAAACCAGATATACCCCGTCTGTAGGTTTGGGCCGTGATGCTGAATTGAGTTTACTGAATGCAATCACTGACCCCGTATTCCGCAATATAATTTTGAATCAAATGGGCAGAGCGCAGGGGCTGTAAATGAAGCTAAAGCCACTCACAGACGATGAAATTGAAAGCATTGCGGCTAGCGCCATAGAGGATGCTGTTGATTTTATTGAGGCCGAGATAGCGCCCGATAGAATCAAAGCGCAAGATTATTTCGATGGAAAAACAGAGTTAGGCTACGAAGAAGGTCGTTCACGCGTTGTAGCAACCAAAGTGCGGGATAACATTCGCGCCATCAAGCCGTCATTAATGCGAGTGTTCATGTCTACGGATAAGCCCGTAGAGTTTGTACCGCACGGCCCAGAAGATGTACAAATTGCAGAGCAAGCTACGCAATACATGCACTACAAGTTTAATGAGTCTAACGGGTTCAAGCTGTTAAGTGATGTATTTCAAGATGCGCTGGTTAAAAAAACCGGCATTGTCAAAGTTTATTACGAAGATTATAGCGACGCGCAAGTTTATACGTATAACGACCTGACCGATGACGAATTCGCCATTCTCGCGCAAGACGATGACGTACAGGTTTTAGAGCATAGCCGAGAGACTATCGCCACTGCCGACGAAATGGGCATGGAGATAAAGCAATCTAACCATTCTCTAAAAATAGCTCGAATTGCGTCAAAAGGTAAGCTGTGCGTTGAGTCAGTGCCTCCAGAGGAGTTTTTTGTAGATCGTAATGCAAGGGCGGTAGATGACGCTTACTGCGTAGCGCACCGTAGAGAAATGCGTGTGTACGATCTCATGGAGATGGGTTATGAGTTTGACGATGTTATTGATTACGCAGGGGTTGGTGAGGAAGATTCGTTAACGGAAGAAGAAGAATTTGCCCGCAGAGGGTACTACAACGATTACAACGACGATAATGTAAAAGACCCCGCAATGCGCCCAATCTTGGTTACCGAGGCGTACATGCGCATAGATGTTTACGGTAATGGTTTCCCATTATTGCATAGGGTTATTTGCGTAGGCGGCTCTTATAAGATGTTGGATTATATGCCGTGCGACGATGTGCCATTTGCTATTTTTGAGGTAGACCCAGAGCCGCATGCCTTTTTCGGAAGATCGCAAGCAGACCTTATCATTAATGACCAAGACGTTTGCACAAGCGTCATGCGGGGCATACTTGATAATGTCGCATTGACCAATAACCCGCGTCAGCAGGTGATAGAAGATTTGGTCAATATGGATGACGTTTTAAATAATGAGGTCGGCGCAATAGTTAGGGTTAAGCAAGCTGGTGCAATACAAGACCT